CTGCTGATGCCACTGTAGTGCTTGTTCCTGACTCTTTGGTTGTCCAGAATGCTTATGCAAGGGCATTGGTTGAGCGTGGTGAAGATGGTGGTCTTAACTCTTCAGAGGCATACCAACTGTATAGAGGTATGTTGGCAGACCAGATTGCCCTTGAAGGCACACGCTATCCTGAAAATCAGGAGTTTTTAGCAATATGAGTCAAGTACTCCAAACTGCAAGCATTTCAGCACCAGGTTTCTATGGGCTGAATACGCAAGACTCTCCGCTTGATTTGGCGGCAGGTTATGCTTTGGTTGCGACTAATTGTGTGATTGACCAGTATGGACGTATTGGCTCACGCAAGGGATGGAGTGCTCTTAATTCATCTACTGGCAACTTAGGGTCTAATCCTGTTGGTGTTATTCACGAGTTGGTGGAGACTGATGGCGCATTGACTGTTCTGTTTGCCGGAAATAACAAGCTGTTTAAACTTGGGACTTCTAACGCAGTTACTGAGTTGACTTATGGTGGTGGCGGTACTGCACCAACAATTACAGCAAGCAATTGGCAATGTGCTTCTCTCAATGGGATCACTTACTTCTTTCAGTCTGGTCACGATCCACTGATCTATGATCCCGCTGTTAGCACTACGACATTTCGTAGAGTTACAGAGAAGTCTGGTTATTCGGGTACTGTCCCCGCAGGAAACATCGTTTTATCAGCCTATGGTCGTTTGTGGGTTGCCGATACAGCGACTAATCACACTACTGTTTACTGGTCAGACTTATTGTCAGGCCATGTGTGGACAGGAGGCTCATCTGGTTCTTTGAACATCAATCAAGTTTGGCCTAATGGTGCTGACAACATTAGTGGTTTGGCGGCACACAATAACTTCTTGGTTATCTTTGGTCAACGTCAGATTCTTGTTTATTCAGGTGCAAATACGCCATCTTCTGTTACTTTGACTGACACCGTTGCAAGCATTGGATGTATTGCAAGAGACTCAATTCAAAGTACTGGTAAAGATATTCTGTTCTTGTCAAACTCAGGCTTAAGATCATTTGCCCGAACAATCATTGAGAAGTCTGTTCCTATTGGCGACATATCAAAGAATGTTCGTAGTGACTTTATGGGCATTGTTGCTGCTGAAACTTTGGCAAACATCAAATCTATTTACTCAGAGACTGAAGCGTTTTACCTTATTACCATGCCCTTTTCCAAAGAGGTATTCTGCTTTGACACACGAGGTCAATTGCAAGATGGATCGTTTAGGGTAACAAAATGGGATTCAATTGAGCCAACTGCTTTATTGTCTAGACGCAATGGTGATGTTTTGTTGGGTAAAACAGGTTATGTTGCAAAGTACACAGGCGCACAAGATAACACATCTTCATACAGGATTCTGTATTACACAAACCATGCAGACTTAGGTACTGCGGGTGTTACTTCTTTACTAAAGAGATTAAAGGTTATCGTAATTGGTGGAACAAATCAGTTTGTGACAATGAAATGGGGTTTTGATTTTATTGCAAATTATTTGTCAACCAATGTACAGATTCCAACTCAAAGTGTGTCTGAATATGGCATTGCTGAATATGGTGCAAATGCTACTGTAGTTGCCCAATATGCTGATGGCGTGGCTTTACAAACATTAAGTGCATCTGCTTCTGGTGCTGGAAAAATTGTTCAAACTGGTTATGAAGCAGACATCAATGGTTCTGCGCTATCAATTCAGCGTATCGAAATTCAATTCAAAGACGGGAAGACAGTATGAGTAACTATACACAGAGTACTAATTTTGCAACAAAAGATGCTCTTTCAAGTGGTGATCCACTAAAGATCGTCAAGGGTACTGAGATCAACACAGAGTTTGTCAATATCTCTGTTGCGATTGCAACCAAAGCTGATCTAGCATCTCCTACATTCAGTGGCACTCCATCTTTGCCAACTGGCACTACTGGCGTTACTCAAAGTGCGGGAAATAACTCTACGGCTTTGTCAACAACTGCTTATACGGATGCGGCAATTACTGCTGTTAAAGCGGCTTTATTTCCTGTAGGCGCTATCTATACCGCTGTTGTTTCAACTAATCCAGGCACGTTGTTAGGCTTTGGCACTTGGACTGCGTTTGGTGCAGGTCGTGTCATGGTTGGCTTTAATGCCTCCAATGCGCTTTTTGATACTGCTGAAGAAACTGGCGGCTCTGCTGATTCTGCAACTATTAGCCACACTCACACAGCATCAACTGGAAGTTCAGGAACGCACACACACCCTTTGAATGGTGGTTCAACTGGTGTTCAAGGTCAGATTGGTGCGGGTTTTGGTTATGGAGCTTCTAACGACAACACATCCGTTCGAGTTACAGACACTGATGCGGGTGGTAATCACACTCACACAGTCACTGTTGATGCGGCTGGTTCTAGTGGAACAAATGCTAACTATCAACCCTACATTACTGTTTATATGTGGAAAAGGGTTTCGTGACAAATGTTAAATGCCAATTTTGTAGCGCCACATTTGAGTCTACAAGGTCAGATGCTAAACGTTGCAAATCTTGTCGGCAAAAATACTTGCAAGAGTACCGCCGCAGGGCGGATACGATATTGCGCCGTAAGCAAAGTAACAGGCGCATACGAGAAAGACTTTTTGTTGGATATGGTGGAAAATGCGTATGTTGCGGAGAAACAAGATTTGAGTTCTTGGCACTTGACCATGTTAATGGCGGGGGAAGAGAAGAGAGGAAAACCATGTCAACTCAACAGATAGCTTTAAGGGCTATACGAAATGGTTTTCCACCTGAGTACAGAATTTTGTGCCATAACTGCAATCAATCTCATGGGTGGTATGGATACTGTCCGCATGAGAAAGAAAGAACAGCATGATTACTCATCACTTCAGCGATGGTCTGTATGCCAAAGAAGCGCAGTTCACTGCGGGTTCAGCCATTCTGAAACATGTACATGACTTTAGCCATTTGTCGATCTTGGCTAAAGGTAAGGTAGCAGTGATGATGGGTGAAGAGATAGAAGTTATTGAAGCGCCAGCCTGTGTTGAGATTAAAGCGGGTTTGACGCATGGGATTAAAGCGTTAACAGATTGTGTTTGGTTTTGTGTACATGCCACTGACGAGAAAGATCCGTCAAAAGTGGACGATATTTTGATTGGAGTTTGATATGCCAGCAGCAGCTATAGCAGCAGGTTCGTCTTTAATTGGCGGATTATTACAAGGTAGTTCAGCTAGGAGTGCCGCAAGGACTCAAGCCGCTGCCCAAATAGAGGCAGCAAAAATAGCTGCTGAAGAAGCTCGCTTCCGACCAGTAGGCATTACTACACGTTTTGGCCAGTCTCAGTTCCAAACTGATCCTACAACTGGTCGCGTGTCTAGTGCTGGTTACACCATAGATCCTCAATTAAAAGCCATGCAAGACCGTTTTTTAGGTCTAGCGGGGGGTGGTCTTACACAAGCAGAACAAGCTCAAGGTCAGTTTGCTCCATTGCAAGGTGCGGCTCAAGGTTTGTTTAATCTTGGCCAACAGTACATCGCTCAGTCTCCTCAAGAGGCGGCACAGCAGTACATTGCCCAACAACAAGAATTATTAGCTCCTAGCCGTGAGCGTCAATACAGCCAATTGCAAACCAACTTGTTTAATACTGGTCGTGGTGGCTTGGCAGTAGGCGCTACTGGTGCGCGTCCAAGTGGTGCGGCAGGTCTTGGTGCGGCTAGTCCTGAGATGGAGGCGTATTACAACGCTTTGGCTCAACAAGATGCACAATTAGCGGCTCAAGGTATGCAAGCCGGTCAACAACAAGTAGCCTTTGGTGCGGGATTGTTTGGCACTGGTGGTAACTTAGCTAACCAAGGTTATGGTTTACAGGCGGCGGCTCTTGGCCCTTATCAAGCATATCTGCAAGGCGCTACTGGTTTGGAGTCTCTTGGTCAACAGCCTTTTGAAATGGGTTCTGCATTGGGTGGTCGAATTTCTAACCCATTAGGCGCTCAGGCTATGTTTGGCGGAGGTCAAGCAGCGGCTAAATCAATGGGCGAGGCAAACGCTTACAACCCATTTGCAACAGCATTAAATCAATTCTCACAGAATCCTACGCTTACAAATGCGGCAGCAAAGATGTTTGGTCAAGGCGCTCAAGTAAATGCTTTGGATACATCTAGATATGGATTTGGGTTGCCAGGCTTTGAAGCCGCCCAAGCTGACATTTATGGTCGATAAGGAGTAAATCATGGCAGAAATCGTCCAATCTTTATTCGGCATTACGCCTGAGATGTATCAGCAAAGCCAACAGGCTAGGGCTGACCAACAAGCATTGCAATATGCAAAACTTTCTCCTTTTGAGCAAGCTAACTACGCTATTGGTAGGGGGGCTAATATGCTTGGTGGTGTTGTTGGTCGTGGTTTAGGTGGTGAAGATCCTGAACTAGCTCGTATCTCAATGCGTCAACAAATTGCTCGTCAACTTAACCCAAACGATCCAACATCTATTCAACAAGCAATCTCTGCCCTATCTCAAGCGGGTGATGGTCAAGGCGCAATGATGTTGCAAGGTGAGTATCAAAAGTTAATAGAAAGCAATGCTTTGGTTGGTCAGCGTGGTGCGGCAGAAAAGGCATCTTTGGCACAAGCGGCTAAAACTGAGTTTGGCATTAAACAAGAAGAAAAGCTCCGTGATGAGTTATCTGCACTTGGGCCAAATGCAACACAAGATCAAATTCTTTCTGTTGTCACCAAGTATGGCCCTCCAGAGAAGGTTTTAGCTGCATTGCAATATTCTGCTGATAGGGCCGCTCAAAGAGAAACCACTCTTTTGTTAGGTCGTGAGAAAATTGCGGCTAAATTAGAGTCTGACCTTAGAGATGCTAAAAATGACAAAGAAAGAGAAGAGGCACGAATTGAGGCAAGAAAAGAACTTGCCAAATTAACCTCATCATTAGCCGCATCTTTAAAAACTGCTCCTGCACCTACTCTAACTACTATTGTTAATCCTGACAATCCTAATGAAACAATTACTGTTGACGCAAGAGTTTACAAAGGTGGCGGCAAAGGTGCTGAAGGTGTTATTGGTATAGGTAAGCCATCTGCTACTCAAGAAAAAGCAACTTTATTAAAAGCCCAAATGGGTAAAGACCTTGATTTTGCAATAACTGAACTAACTAGTGTAACCAAAGAAGGTGGATTGATTGACCAATCTACTGGTAGCGGCGCGGGTCGATTAGTTGATCTTGGTGCGCGGTTTGTTGGACAAGCAATGCCTGGTGATGTTGCTATTGGAAAACTTAAACCAATTCAGGATTTGGTGTTAAAAATGATTCCTCGTTTTGAAGGCCCACAGTCTGATAAAGACACTCAATCGTATAAAGAAGCGGCTGGTCAATTGGCTGATCCTACTTTGCCAGCAAAGATTAGAAAAGATGCTGGTAAGACAGTTTTGCGCTTGATGCAATCTCGCAAGAATCAATTTGTTAGTCCTGAATTAGCGTCTGAAGGAATTGGTGCTTCTCAACCGTCTGGTGGTACTGGTACTGCTCAAAATCCGATCGTTTTAAAGTAAGGAAGTAAAATGCCTGTATACCAATATGAAGGTAAGCATTATGATTTACCAGACGGATTGTCTAATGAGCAAGCAATTGCCAAAATTCAAGGTTATTTAGGCAAAACAACTACTGCTGAAGAAGCGCCTAAAGTATCAAACATGGAGTTAATGTTTGGTGCGGGTAGTCCTATTGCGCGAACAATTAAAGGTGCTGTTGTTGACCCTGCATTAGCGGTTAATCAACTATTAGCAAGTACTGGAATCTTTGGTGGCGATATTAAAAAAGGCGCTACTCAACTTGTAACTGATGTAGAGAAAGCAACAACAGAAGGCAGAGCAAGAGTTGGTAGCACTGGTTTTGACCCATATCAATTGCTTGGTAATGTTATAAGCCCCGTTAATCGTTTAGTTGGTGTTACACAAGCACCACTAGCGGGTCAAGGCTTAGTGTCAAACATAGTTCGATCTGGTGGCACTGGTGCGGCTTTAAGCGCTTTGCAACCAGTTAATGCGCCTGTAGATCAGTTTGCAGAGAAAAAACTAGAGCAAATGGCTACTGGTTTTGTCCTTGGGCCTATTGTTGAAGGTGGTGTAAAAGCTATTGGAGGTCTTTTAAACACCTTAAAAGGCTTAACGCCATCTGGTCGCCAAGACTTTATGCAAAGTCAATTAAATGAACTTGCTGGCCCTGATCGAACAAAGGTAATTGAAGCATTGCGTGATGCTAAAGAAATTGTTAGCGGTTCTAGACCAACTGCCGCACAAGCAATTTCTGACATTCCTTCTGCAATTGAACTTGCCGCAGCACAAAGCAAACTTTCGGCAAAAACCAAAGTAGCGGGTGAATTTCAAGAGCGTTTGGTTGAACAACAAGCCGCTAGAGCACGAGAGATTCAATCTATTGCAGGTACTGAAGCACAGAAAACTGCAGTAATTGCTAAACGTGCAGATATAACAACTCCCATGCGTGAGGGTGCATTAGATCAAGCTAATCTTGCTGGCCCTATATTTACAAAATTGGAAAAAGAAATTTCCGATAAGTTTAATAGTTTGGCTGCGGCTGAACAAACATCTGGCATGACTGGATTAGCGGCAACAGTACAAAAACAAAAAAGTTTGGCTACCATGGGACAACCTGGTTGGTTATCTACTGGTGATATTGCGTCAGAAGCGGCAAAGCGTTCTCAAGCGTACAAAGAACTTGCGGGAACATTACGTGGTGAAGCACAACTAAAACAGTTTCAATTAAAAAGTTTAGAGCAGAATGGTTTTTATCCGTTAAGAGCAAGTGATTTAACTAACGAACTAGACAAAGCTATTCGTGGAACTGTGTCTGACCAAAGCAAAGCTGTTTTGCAAGGCATTAGAGATAAAGTTGTTTCTAAGGCTGATGAAAACGGCTTGTTAAATAGTCGTGATGTATACGAAAACATACGAAAAATATCAAATCAAGATGTTGCAAAAATGCTTAATCTTGGTGAGCAATATGCTTCTGGTGGGATTCCTCAACAAGCGGCTAAAGCCTTGGGCAGTGCAAAGCAATTTATTGATGCTTCATTAAATAAATCATCTGATGGTTTATGGAGTAAATATCTTACTTCTTATGCAGATTACAGCAAAAAACTCAATCGCATGGAGGTTGGAGACTACTTGTCTAAGAGTTTAAACACACCTCTAGGTAAAGAATCTGCTGGTGAGTTTGCTACGGCTGTTGAAAATGCGGCAGGAACAATTAAGAAATCTACTGGAATTCCAAGGTTTGAAAAATTGTCAGATGTTTTGACTCCTAAAGAAGTTTCATCTGTAAACAATGTGTTAGCTGATTTAAAACGTGAATCCAAGGCAAAAGAGCTTGCAAAAAAGATTGAAGATCTTAATATTGGCGGCCCTGAAGTTCTTAAAGAAGCGCCACAATTGTTAGACAGAACATATACCGCAATGAAAGCGGCAGTAGAGTATTTGCAACGTGGCAATGCGAATGACTATAACAAGCAAATGGCGGAACTGATGTTGAATCCAGGTGCATTGGCTCAGTTTATGACTGTTGGGATACCAAAGAGTAGGACTAATGAGTTTGTTTCATCGTTGATGAAATTAATGGATGATCCTACTCGTGCGGCATTTATCCAATCGTTTACAGTCCCTGCTGTGGCTAAACAGATTGGTACTCAAGAACCTGCTATGGCTGAATAATGAAAGACTGGCTGCTTGCATTCATTGCGGCAGTCATCTTTGTTGCCTTTGTCATCTTTTGTAGTTACATCATTCTTTGGGCGTACTTGTGAAATGGTTAGTTTTATTGCTCATTGGGTTTGTTTTTTGGGCAAGTGCAAAGTCCCCGTGTATCGTCATAGATTTTTATAAGCTGAGTTGGATTAGTGAGCCGACACTGAGGCACATGGAGTTGTCTCGGTGGTTGACTACAAATGGAGATAATTGTTCGTCAGATGATTTAGCTGGTATCTGGAACAAACTTGCTGAATGGGCGGGAGTTGCTGATTCTGCTGAGTTGAGGGCTAAAGTTCTTTATTACTATGCAAGGGCTAGAGAGAGGGAAAAGAAATGATTGAAACCATTAGACTATTTCCGACAGTGCAAGCGTCAGGGTATCCTGACAAGCATGATCTTGCCCAAGCAAAGCTAGAGAAAAGTCAGGAAGTTAACAAGACCCATGAGATTGCCAAACAAAAGCAGATAGAGCTTCAGGACGTAGCATTTGAGATTTACTGCAAGAAAGTAGTCCAAAACCGTCTTCGTATGGAGATTTTTCAGAATCGCACTCTGGATATATATGTATGACCAAGAAACCTGTACCCGACACCAAAGAGAAGCTAACGCTTTATGTTACTTTGATGGTAAGCACGACCCTGTGCATCTCTGTTTTGGCCATGGTGTTCTCCTTTCTCCTTGGTCTGTGGGCGAAAGAAGTAGACAACGCAGAGATATTCAAAATGATTTCACCCGCTTTTTCT